AAGTTGTTCCAAATCATAGATAAAATTCACAACCTGTGTACATAGCGTACTTTTTCCAGATTGTTTGCGACCAGCGAAAGCTATGATACTCATGTTAATTTCTCCAGTAATGGTTTAATTTCCTGATTGATTTCCTCTATGCTCATTTCGCCAACATCAGATTTACTAATTGTTGGAATAAAAACGTTGTATGTATTTTGGCATTTTTCCTTTATTTGCTGTGCTGCTTTTTTTCCTGCTTCGTCGTTATCTGTGAGAACCACAAGGTTCATCGCGCCGCTTCCGTCTAATAGAACTTTTTGTCGGTCAGTCATACTAGCCCCATAAATAGCCAAACTATTATGAATACCAGCTTCTTCTAGCCTCCAAACATTGCCTGGACTTTCTACAATAATAGCAGTCAAACTTTCTAAAATATGTTCTTTAGCGAACCAGTAGTTGTACAAACTAAATTGAGTTTTGAAGTTAGCACTATGTTTCCATTTACTGTGTTTCCAAGCATCATCCTTGCTAACGCAACTATGCTCTGGATTATGAAAGCAGTTACATTCTGAACACTTTTCAAAAATGCTTCTACCAGAGCATCCAACCATACTATTATAGTCCTTGTCATAGATAGGCACAACAACGCGATTATACATCTCTTTATTTGGGTTATTACATAATCCCACATCATACTTCTTTAAGATTTCTGGAGAGTATTCTCTATCAATAAAGTATTGAGCAGGAATCTGAAGGGTTTTTATTACCAACTCTCTTGGTATCTTTTGTTGCTTTTCTTCTTCTTTGTCCTTGACATAATTCATAATACTGGTGAAACTTTGTTTGTTTCTATCAGATCTTGAAATGTGAAGGTTCTTTAGATCTTGCTTGGTAAATTCTGTAGCAAACTGTACTGCTTCTTCAAATGATACTGTTTGATCGTCAGGTTTTTCCCAGTTGTATTTTTGGTTACTCAATACTCCTCTAATAAAGCCAAGAACTGAAGGCTTAAAGTACATCTCACAGCCATGAGTTCTACACTTCCAATTTCCTCTATAGGAGTTTCCTTCTGGATAAAGGCTAATAGCAGAAGGATTATCGCCGCCATGTATAGGACAGCACATCGAATACATTCTGCCGTTATCTTTATATTCCAATTGTAGTAAATCAAACAGTCCCTCAATATCATCACAAACTAAATCGCACAGAGCTTTTAGTTTTGCTTGATCAGTTAAAGGGGATCTCTTCTTCATAGTCATGGTCTTCATTAATTACAAATCCTTCGTCATCATCGCCTTTATTGTTCATCAATTCCAAACGTGTTTTACCTTCAGTAATCTTAGCACACCAGCCCTGCATGTTACAGTTGATGTAGTCGTTGTCATCCAAGCCGCCACCATGACGAGCAATCAGAGGAACAAGTTTTCTGTTTCCGTTTTTGGGTCCGTCTTCTGCTATTTCTTCGTCGCTTTTTCGCTTGAAGATGGTAAAGTTAGAACACAACCAAATGATTCGGTCAGAACCACTCGCTGAATCTGTGCTTTCTTTTGTTATACCGTCTCTATTTAACTGAATGAACGCAACTATTGGAACTTTAAACTTGACCGCGAAATTGTGTAATTGTGTCATCATAAACCCAAGCACCTGATACTCTTTAAGGTCTTGAGTCATACCGCTGGTATCCATCAGTTTTAGGTAGTCATAAAAGATAACACAATCTTTTGCTGTCCCATCGTCGTTCAGTCCTACCTCTTTGACTATCCATCTTTTCATGATGCTCATTTGATCTTCAAATGGCTTACCAGCAATAGTTTTGTAAAAAAGTTTTGTGTTTTTGAGTTCGTTAACAGCGTTTTCTACTCTTGATTCTTTGTCAGGGTTATCTCCGAATTTACCAGTTTCGATGTCGCTGATCTCTGTTTCTGTCATCATAGCCAGCACACGGTTGAAATGGTCTTCTTTACTCATTTCTGTGTCCATGTTCAACACAGGAATACCTTTAGAAGCTATGTACTGACCCATGTTATCAGCAAGAAGAGTTTTACCAGTTTTAGGTCTAGCACCTATAACATTAACTGTACCTCTTCTTAAGCCACCACCAATAGATTGATCATAAATAGGAAAACCAGTAGGAATACCTACTTGATCAATAGGATTCTCTTTTAGCTCTTGGATATAATCATCTAGACCATCTCCGATAAGACTAGGAGCCTCATCACTATCATTCAACAGATTAGTAAAATTGAATACAGTATCTTCTGCAACAGCAAGAATAGAACCAACACTTTCGCTACCATTGATCTCAAGTAGTTTGTCTTGGGCAGAACCAAGTTCTTTTCTAAGAAGACGAGCAATCTCAAGTTTTCTAATCTTACCAGCAAACTTGCGAACATTACCAAAGTTTACTGGAAAATCAATAATAGCCCGTAAATGTTGTGCTTCTTGTTTCTTGTGTAGAATAGCGGCTAGTTCGAGTTCTTCGGCAACAGAATAAACAGAGGCGATATCTATCTCTGAATTGTTTTCACACAAATGCTTCAAGCACTTATAGATAACAACATTGCTATCAATAGTAAACGAAGATTCGGAAATAATATCAGACACTTCTAGATAAGCATTTTCCCCATACGAGAAAATACCCGCTAGAACCGCTCTCTCTGCTGATGGATCATTTAGCATGTCTTATCCTGATGTCGCCGCACATTTATTGCACTTGTGTCTTTCTGGATTATCTACCAGAGAAGAACTGACTTCTTCGTTTTTACCACACACTCTACATCTTACTTGAATGAGGCCAGACGGTCTACCTCTATCGGTAGGTTGTGCTTCTCCCCATAATAGTTTGTCTATCTTACTATCTTGTCTATGCATGTTTCTTTCACTCATGCTGTCAAACTTATTTATTTGTTTTTTAGGCTGTGGCTTAGTTTTCTTTTGGGCTTTCTTCCTCTTTGTTTTAGTAGAAGATGCACCCTCTTCATATTGTAGTTCTTCTTCGTCGTCTGTCAAGCCCTTCTGGAGGATTGCTATCAAAGCCATAATGTCTTCTTTTTCAAGTCCCATTTTTTACCTCTGTACTTTAATGAAATGACTGCTATTTATTTTTGGTTGTGTGTTAGGGTATAACACATAATCAAATGCTTCTTTTATAGCTTCCTGTGTTGTTTTCCAACATACATTGGATGGTTCCAATTCATTTACATATTCTTGTGAATAATACTCTAAAGTTTTTGACAAATTTTCTATATTGTCACACCCTATTACTGTCCAATCTTTATGTTGTTTAGCAAGAAAATATGCGACTTCGCCATTCCCACATTCGTAATCCAATATCTTTAACTTAATTGTAGGTAAATACTCAGCTACTTCATATTTATCCATGTTTTACCTTTGTTCTTTGTATTGCTAATAGTATGTCAGCCAGATTCTTGATGTTATTGGCTAAAAAACCTAGCCTGTCCATTCTTTGTTTAGCATATTTTTTGATTTTATTCAAGGATGTTGCTTTTTCATTTCCGTTGATCGCTTGATAACTTTTTTCGACGTAACCATAACCTTTGTAGTTATTAATTTCGTTTGCTATCACTTCTTTAACTGTTTCGTCTGCCCAATTATGTCTTGCCTGCTCTCTATTAATAGTTCTTTGGATATGAAAAGCAAATTGACCCAATCTCATAGAAATTTGGGCACAGTCTTCTGGGCTTAGTTTTTCAATAGCATCTCTATTCATTGTGAGATACTCTTGTAATTCAATTTCTTGGAAAGCGCTTTCAGAATACACAGGCATACCAATACCTTTTTCGTATTCATCAAGAATGTCATCCCAGTATTTGACTTCATCTTTACTCTTCATGCAGAATGTTCCTCCATTCCTCATCTGTTTTATCAAAAGGGAATACTATATGTTTGATTCCATTTTGTTCACACCATTCTTTTTTCTCTATGTCTCTTTTCTTTGCTTTTGTAAAAGAAACCAAGTTAGTATGATAAAAAGGAATAAACTTATAGTGCTGTTCTCCATGTACTTCTACACAAATCTTTTTTAAGGGAAGATAGAAATCCATGTATAGAGTAACACCTTTTCTCAAAGGCATAGAAACTTCTTCAAGAATTTGCAGAGTTGGATATTCTTCTTTGAGCAGCATTCGTGCTCGTAGATGTAGCTCTGACTTATTTGCTGTTCCGTAAGCTACGTTTCCAGTAAGTAACCAATTCAAATTGTTTCCATCTAAATCTTTGATTAGCATTTTACACCCATCATTTCCTTGACCTGCTTTAGTAAATCATCATAAACTTCTGGATTCTCAGCGATGTATTTTTTAACTTTCTCCAAACCCTGGAACTTAGGCTTGTCTTCTAAATGAGTCAGAGTAAACCATGCTCCAGCCTTGCTGATGATACCAAAATCCGATGCTAGTTGGGCTATCTCAGTATACTTATCAATACCTTGACCATAGCGAATATAACTGGTCATGCTTGCCCCAGGAGCACCTAGAGCAGAGCATACTACTTGCCATTCAACTTCCTGACCAACAGGAGTAGTATCAGAACCTAATGTCCAAGGACTAAACTTTTTAGCCCTTAACTTAATATCCGTCTGATAAGCAATAGCCTGACCAGATTTCTCCTTAAACTCAGCCCCATACCCAGTAGGATTACCCATTAAATGAGTAATACCAATAACAATATTTTTATTAACAGGAATAACATTAGCTACCTTTCTGCAAAATTTAGCCAGCAACTTAGCACCATCTGCTCGTTGCATCTTGTTCATATCGCTGGTAATTTCTGCTTCTGTGCATAAAGCAGAATAACTGTCGATGATCACAACAGAACCAGGGACTTCATTAATGATTTTTTCTGCTATTTGTAGATATTCTTCTGCATGTAGGATTTTGCCTTGTTGAGAACCAATGATATGGAATTTCTCTGGGTTTAAATGAGGTATTCCTTGAATATCTCTTTTTTTTAGTC